TCCGATAATGATGCCTGTGAGCGGCGAGATGGATACCGCGGACGAAGTTAAAGAATTTTGGGAATGGATGAATGCCTTCAAGTCACAGGGCATAGATATTCTAACACAGTGTTCATGGGGCTTTGATGTTAAAGAACCAATGTATATGAAAGATGCCGACAACGAATTTAATCAGAGGCAGATGTTGATCAACAACAACAAACCTAGGGAGTTCTTTGAAAATCTATTCGAGATCCACCAAATGAGCAAACAGTTCAAGTTCATTAATAAGGATACTAAAATCATGTTCGTCAGGAACAGGATACCAAGAGCAATGATCAAGAGTAAAATAAAACCAAAAGCCTCGTTGGTAACATTAGGCGGGGGTTATTATGCAACAGGTACGGATAACCTCAAAAGACTTCTTGAGAATCTTCCAAAAAAGTTGTATTATAGTGATCACCAACCGAGTAGTTGGGATTGGCATGATCACGTTATAGTAAAACTTTAAATATGAGCAGTTGTAAATTAGTAATAAAAGATGAAGTGAACGTAAAGTTTGAGAATCTATCTCTGGAATGGAGGAAGAGGTTATCTAACAAATTCAAATATGAAATACCTTATGCTAGACATCTTCCAGCAGTTAAGCTAGGTAGATGGGATGGTAAGGTATCATTCTTTGGTTTGGGTGGTACAACTTATCTTAACCTAGTCGACCAAATACTCCCTATACTAGAAGATGGCGGGGTGTATGTAGAGATGGAAGATCACAGAGAGCAACACAACTTTGAATTTAAAACAATAGATAAAGATTATCTATCGCATATCACATGGCCTACTAATCACCCAATGGCTGGACAACCTATTGAATTAAGAGATTATCAAGTAGAAACAATAAACAAATTTATAGAAACTCCCCAGTGCATACAAGAGATAGCCACTGGAGCAGGTAAAACAATTATCACTGCGGCATTGTGTCAACTAGTTGAACCATATGGACGTACACTAACAATAGTACCTAATAAAAGTCTAGTAACACAGACAGAAGAAGACTTTATTGCTTGTAATTTAGATGTTGGCGTGTACTTTGGAGATAGAAAAGAGTTAGGCAGATTCAATACTATTGCAACATGGCAATCACTAAACATATTAGAAAAGAAAAGTAAAGACGAACATTCAGAAGCATTTGCAGAAGCAATAAAAGGAATTAACACAGTGATAATTGACGAAGTACACATGGCCAAGGCAGATGTACTCAAAAGATTATTAACTGGACCGTTTGCACATTGTGGCATACGTTGGGGCCTAACAGGAACAGTACCCAAAGCAGAGTACGAGTTTATGGGTTTGAAATGTAGTATCGGTGATGTTACCCACAGAATACAAGCAAGTGAACTGCAAGACAAAGGAGTACTTGCAAACTGTCACGTGAATGTCTTACAGACGCAAGACCATCCAATGTTTAAAACATATGCAGAAGAACTCAAATGGCTTACAACAGACAAAGTTAGAATGGATTGGGTGGCAAAAACTATAAAAGATATATCAACATCAGGTAACACACTGATACTAGTTGACAGAATATCTGCAGGACAAATATTACAGGAACAACTAGAGGGTTCGGTGTTTGTATCCGGATCAACAAAAAACATAGACAGGAAGGAACAATATGATGAAGTATCTACTGCGACAAATAAAATTATTATCGCCACATATGGAGTTGCCAGTGTTGGTATTAACATTCCTCGTATTTTTAATCTGGTCCTCATAGAGCCGGGCAAATCATTTGTTCGTGTGATACAGAGCATAGGAAGAGGGATTAGGAAAGCAGAAGACAAAGACAACGTGCAGATATGGGATATTACCAGTAGTTGTAAGTTTGCAAAAAGACACCTTGGAGCAAGGAAAAAGTTTTACAAAGAGGCCAATTACCCGTATAATATAGAGAAAGTAAATTATGAAAATCCTTACACTTGATGACCGTGCATACAGCATAGAGAAGATCCCTGAATGGGTTGATGAGAAATTAAGATTCGCAGTGTTGGACAACTCCGACCCTGACAATCCGGACTTCTTCTACATACCTTTGATATTCCTAGAGAGTTTTAACGCACCAGCGGCGGTTCTACAGATAGGCGAACACAGGATCAAGATGCCACTAGACTGGAAGATGCTGATAGGAGAACAAGGACAACCGGAGATGCATGTGTTACCTATAACAAGTTTAAACGACAGAGGGTTTGATGCATTTACTTTTAATCCACTATCAAGTACCATACCAAAATTTTATCCTATTGACGTTGTGGATATCTACACAGAAGTTAAATGGTACTTCCCAAAAATTAAATCAGGACAGATGTTAGCAGTTCCGTTAACCAATGGACCTAACCCTATCTGTGCTTATTTCGTAAAAGAGATTTCAAGACAATGCGAACAGGTGGATTATGGCGACGTCTGGTAGAAAATCAATCAAGATCGAAGCACCTGTTATGCTTATACAAGGTACCCCTGTCTGGATGGACAAGGACTGGCCAGTTGACTTCTTTGACTGGTTAGGTAGAACAAAATTAAAAGTTTCAGGTATGAAACATATGCAAAACAAATTACAATTAACATTTACGACACCAAAAGAATGTACAATGTTTGGATTAAAATATGCCAGCAGAAAAAAGTAAGAGAAAGTTTTTTGAATTACGTAATGGACTAAAAGCAGTCGACTTCCGTAACAAAGATTATTACGATAGGATTGACGACCATGAGAAAGCATTATACTCTCCGTACATGCTGATGAGATACGTTTCAAGTGTATCGTCTAAGGATACTTTCTACGTAGAGCACTATGTAGAGATGGTGAACGAGTGCGTGAACAAACACTGCTTCACTTTAGGAAAACACAAGAAACTATTGTGGATACTGACTGCTATGTGTGGTGCAGAGACACAGCAATTCCATCCTTGGATTAAACCAATGAAACGTGTAGCGAATAAATCATTAAAAAAATTAATGCAGATCTATCCTAACTGGAAGGAAACTGACCTAATAGTATTAGATAAAATTATTACAGACAAAGAACTAGAGGAACTGATAGAGGCACATGGCATTGAATCTAAATAAGTGTACCTACTGCGACAAGACATTCGCAAAAGAAAGAACACTGCAAGTTCACCTTTGCGAACCTAAAAGAAGACACCTGCAAAGAGATGAGAAATGGGTAGTGAACGCTTTCATGGTGTTCCAAAGATTCTACGAGGTGCACCAGCACAATAGCAAACCTAGGACGTATGACGATTTTTGTGACAGTGCATACTACAATGCATTTGTTAAGTTCGGCAGGTACATCATGCATATCAACCCATTGTATCCTGACAAATATATCAACTATGTACTACACTCGAAAATCAAACTAGACCATTGGGCAAGAGATGATCTTTACGAAGCATACCTAATTGATGCAATAAAAGGTGAGCCTGTTGAAGCGTCGTTGCAACGGAGCATAGCGACAATGATGGATTGGGCTACAGAACAAAATGCACAATGGCCTGATTACTTCCGACTCGTCAACACAAATAGAGCAGTGCAACACATACAGCAAGGAAAAATAAGTCCGTGGCTGTTGCTAGGTTGCAACGCAGGTAAAAAAATGTTAAAATCGTTTAGCGACGAACAATTACAAATGACACAAAGATTTATAAATCCCGAATACTGGGCAAACAAGTTTAGAAGCTTTCCAGCTGACCATATGCTAGTGCAGGACACAGCTAAGGAGGCAAAAATTGTCTAGGATAGATTTAGAAGAGTCAGACGAATTCGATTTTGTTGATGGCGACAGTTGTGTTATAATAAGCAAAAGTGGAGATATAAGAAAAATTTTAGTACCAATGATGAACACAGCAATGATAAACAGTGCAGGATATAGAGCATTACTAGATGTGATAGATTTATTGCAACCTGGATCAAGAGAAGAGTTTATCAAACACAATGAGAAAGATAAAGGGAGCATACACTAATGCCTGATGTAGACATAGATTTTTTTGACAGAGATGGAACACTCAAACTGTTCAAACACACACCTGCTACAATAATCAAAGGTGACA